TACCAGCAGTTGTTAAATCATAAGTTCCTGCTGTGCCTGAACCTGTAAATTGAATACCTTTGTTAGCTGCTGAAGTTAATCCTGCAATAGCTTGTAGTTCTGCATCATATGCTTGTACATCTGTTCCAATTGCTACACCTAAATTAGTTCTAGCAGTTGAGGCAGAAGTTAAATCAGATAAGTTATTTGCTTTAACAAGTTTAGCATCTAATTGAGTTTGGATATTAGATGATACATTATTTAAATAACCAAATTCTGTATTTGAAATTGTTCCATCATGAATTTTAGTTGCATCAATTGCAGCACTAGCATTGATATCAGCATTAACAATTGTTCCGTCTGCAATCTTAGCACTTGTTACAGCACTATCATTAATTTTAGCAGTTGTAATTTGTGAGTCTGCAATATGTTGGGTATCAATAGAACCATCTACATAGTGTTCTGAATCTATACTGTCATCAGCAATTTTTGCATTAGTAACTGCATCTGCTGCTATTTTTGCAGTAGTAACACTTCCGTCTGCTAATGTAGCTGTTGCTACTACACCATCTGGTATAGATCTATTTGTTGCAGATAAAGCTGCTACATAAATAGTAATAGATTCATTTTGTAAAGATCCAGAATCCCATACAACATTTACAGTTGTGTTTGTTGAAAATGAAGATGAGCTAATAGTTCCATATATAGTTCCTGTAGTAGAACCTACAGCTCTTACTCTACGATTAGCATGATAAAATGCTGTTACATCTACTCCAGATACTGTGAAAGAAGTTGCGCTTACATAGGTAAAAGTAAATGATGCATCACCATCTCCATAAATAACCCATTGGCTATCATTGTACCATTCTCTTGTATCTGCAAGAATAGCTCTTAAAGCATTGTTAATATTTGAAGGTAACATACCTTCAGCAATAGTAACTCCACCAACTAAAGTATTGTTAGCTGCTGTACTTGAATAATCTTTAATTCCTGTCATTTTTTATCCTATAAACCATGCAAAAACTTTATCAGTTTCTACATTGTTTTTATTAATTAAACTATTAACTGATTCTTCTAATTGTCTTTGAAAGAACTCTTGTGTTTCAAAAGAATATCTTACGTTATCAATATCTCTTTCAGTAACATCTGCCATTATCTAAATCCTGCTTTGCTTGCTATTATATCAATACCTTGAGCATGAGTAAACAAAGTGCCAGAAGGAACTTTGATATTTGCTCTAAAATATCTACCTGATTGTCTAACTGGATTAATGCCAGTATTATTCATAGAAACACTTGAAGATTCAACAACAGTATCAGCTAATCTATCTCTAGTTTTAATTGTAATAGTTGCTTCAGCATCTATAATAGGTCTTACGCTTTGTATATTAGAACGAAAACCAGGAAATGGTTCAAATTCAGAAGTTTCAATTTCTGCAATATTAGATGTTCCAGAAAAAATAGCTGCTTTAAAATTAGAATCAATACCACCTAAATATCTTTGTCCACCAGACCAAAAATCTGTATCTAATGCTATATTAATATTATCTAAATTTTCTGAAATAATATCCATTAATTCTACAGTATAAGCTCCTACAAACTGTGAAAAAATAAATGAACAACTTGCTTCAGATAAAGACCATTTTTGAGTAGCATAATTGTAAATTAAAATTCTATCGCAAATACCTGTTGTGTTATTAGTATTTTGTGCAGATGGATATAGCCACATAGCTAACTGATTAAATGGATCCGTTGTTGCTACAATCCTATCTGTAAATGCTTTGTTTAAATCAAGATCAAAAAATCTATTTACTTTTTCTGCACCAATAGGAACAACAGTATCACCATTAATTTGATAGAATCCATCGTCTGCATAAAAGAATACTTGTCTATTATCTTGACAAACGGTTTGTCCATATACAGCTCCTCTATTAGGAGAGATAACTGAAAATCTAAATACTGTTGCGCCACCTACAAAGTCCATACGAACTATTTGGTTTTGTCTAAAAATATATCCAACTTCTCCAGAAGATATAGCAACAATCTCTCCACCAGAACCTGGTAAGTCTTGATAGTCAGCTAGTTTTTTTCCAGTAGTCCAAGTACCAATATCATTGATACCAGACCATTGAACTCTATTGGTATTTGCAGCTTGATTACCTGTAACTAAAAAATCCCTGATTACTCCTGATACTCTAAAATTTGGTGGTGTTCCATCTGTTGCAATACTAGATAAATCTGCAAAGTTTGTAGATGTTCCCATTAAATAATATTGAGGTGCATCTACACCATTACTTGCTATTACATAATTACCAAACTGAGTAAATGTCCAGAAGTCTGTATTTGTTCCAGTTAATGATCCTTTTCTTGAAGTAAAAGTTCCACCATCTAATTGGTATAAATCTGTATTTGTTGCAACAAAGTTAAAAACATTATTTGCTCCATCTCTAAATGATCCACCGCCTCTACAATCTGTTCCAATATTATTGCTAGAATATGTAACTAATGATGGAAATCTTTTATAAGAATTAAGAGCATAATAAACATTGGTAGCTACATTAGCTCCTGGATTATTATGTTTAGGTTGATCAGGTAGCCATTCTCCAAAAGGAACTTGCATTTTTTAAATATCCCATTCCCACAAAGCGTTAGCTATAGATGTTTTTATATTTTGTTTTTTTTTATTTTTATTTTGTTTTCCACTTCTGGCTTTTTTATATGATGATTTAAACTCATAATCTAAACCATATTTTTTAGCTCGATTAAGAGCATTTTTAAATAACATTTTATTATTTAAAGATATTTTTCTCATAGTTATCTCCTAGTTTGATGTTTTTCTGCGATAGAAAGATAAATCTGTTCCTACATCTGTTCTTTGAACTGTAGGTGCAGCACCGTAAGAATCTGTTCTATCATTGTTCTCACATCTTTCTAAAGATGCTTGATACATTCCTAGCCAGCTTTGTTGTTGGTTAGGTTCGATACCCCCCAAGAAATTAGATGCATGGAAAAGACTACCATAAAGGTAAATAGCAGGATGGTTAGCAAGAATATAGTTAGAAGCATTTGAAGTGGATAAACTATTAAATGCTTTATAGTATTGTAAGTAAGCTGTGTAAGATGTATCAGGCGATGGAGCAAATTTAAGATATTCTGTTTCATTATCTGATTCTATTGTATAAACTCTTGGTAGTCCAGCAGTAGAAGCTCCTTTAGTTTTATATAAGTTTGCTGGAGAAATATATTCTAAATTGTATTTAGTATCTCCAGATAAAATGTATAAAGAACGTACTGCAATAAATCCAGTTGGAACTTGTATTGATTCTGCGTTTACAGTTAAAGTATCAATCTGTTCCATTTGTCTGATTCTTAATTTTGCATTAAAATCAGCTTCTGTTAATTTAATAAAATCTCCAGAAATTTCTGAAGTTAAATCAGATCTATTTAACCAGTTAGCTATAGAAGATTGTAATTCTGTATAAGTTGATAAAGCCATTATTCAAATAATCCTTTAGTTGTAATTATCACTTCTCTTTTTTGTTTTGTTTTTTTATTTATTTGTCGAGATCTAAATGCCATATATTTTTTAGGAGCATTAGTATCGCTTTGAATTATATGTTCTAATGTATTAAATTTACTAAAAGTAGATGCTAAGTTTTTTTTATTTTTTGAAGGTTTATATCCTGTAAATGCAGATTTGATTTCTGATTGTAATTTTTTAGAAGGTTTTTTAGATAATAAAACGGTAGTATTATTTCCAAATGAATATGAATATCTACCATCTCCCATTAATTCAATATTTTTTTTTGCCATTATAAATTACCTGATGCAGTTCTAAAATATCTATATTCGTTACTATTTAATTTTTGTTTAAGAATTTTGCTTCTTTCACTTTTTGGTATTCCAAACCAATTATTGGAACCGTTATATTCTCTTGCCCAAATAGTTAATACTAATGTAGGAATAGAAGCTACACGTTTTAATTCTTTTGTTTTTGAATAACCATCATTGTGTGTGTAAAGTTTTTTATTCTTTTCAAGAATAGGACTTACATCTTGAGAGTTTTGGATTGTAATTTTT